CTGATGCTGCTGTTGTTGTAGTAGTAGCTGGTTGTTCATTTGTATATAGTGCCGCCGGATCAATTTGTGTATCACTGGCACTACTACGAACTGGAACAGTATTTCCCTGTTCGTCCTTAAGAGCCAAGTCGTTTATAGTTACGCCTTTTTGATCAGCCATAATTTGATTTAATTCAGCTAAGTTTACTGATGTAATAGTATTAGGAGTCATTTCTACCATTTTAGTTGGTACTTTTTGAAACTTTCCTGTTTTTTGAAACCCAGCAAGCATGTTACGGCCGTCTGGTAAACTATTACGTGCCATTGCTTCTGCAAATTCGTATGCAGATTGTCCACTAGCTGATTCAACTGCTTTAATTAATGCATCGTGTTCATCAGCACTAAGACTTTCAGTTGACACAATCAAGCAGTTTTCTGGGTCACCCGGAATAACTCTGTATGCAACAACTACTTTTCGTTGATTATGGGTAATTCTTCCCACATGTTTAATATTAGCCATTTTCTTCTCCTGCGCCTGTATCGGCTGATTCTTGAGCTGCTTCTGCACCTTCTTGAGCTGCTTTAGCTTGTTCTTCGACTTGTTTTAAAAACTGGTCTAATTTGTTGAACAGTGTGCCTACAGCAGCCATTTCGGGTGCTTTGAATGTGCCACGTTCTGTAGCTAATTCAATAACGCTACGCATTACTGCTAAGTCTTGAATATTTAATTCATTAGCATTTTGTTCTTGTGTCGCTGACATGTATTTTCTCCTTTTACAAATATAATTATCTGCGCATTTTTAATTGTATTTTAAATGTGGACAAGCTAACATAAAAAAACTAAGTTCGCTTGCCCTTTCAAACCCTATAGTATAAACTTTTTCTACAGTATTGTTTTTTAACTCAATATTTAGTCCAAAGAAAAATCTTCCACTTAGATTTGTTTCTATCCATGCTACAATAGCATTTTCAAGGTTGTAGTGACGTGGAGTATTTGTTGTTGTAAAATGATCAGGACAAAAATCTACACGCCTTAATTTTAAAACATCCAACTCTTTAATCAAAGTTTTTGTCAAGCTGCCTCCTCGTAGTGAGCTGTTATGCCAAATGGCGCTTGCAAATTTTTATCATGATTGCTGTGAATAACAAATACCGTATCGCAGTAGTCTGGGTCACCCCAGCTATCCCAAGCATAACCATCTGTAAACATAAGGAACTTTTTAGGTTGAATATCTTGTTCTTTCATGTACTTCCAGTTAGCATCAAAGTCGGTGCCACCGCCGCCCATAATTTCGTATTCAGACAAGTCCTCGCCACTGTCGGCAGTAAAATCTTGTTCATTGTAGACTTTTGTGTCAAAGCACCACACCTTGATATTATAGTCTTGATATTCTTCCATAATGCCTTTGATTTCACCTAAGAAGTCTGCACCTTGTTGAGTTCCAATACTGCCACTCATGTCAATTGCTACACAGATATCAATAGTGTCTTGATAATTCATACCTGGCAAAATAGCACCAGTCATTTGACCTTTACGTGATGGACGACTAAATGTATAATCACTTTTGATTGTACTCTGGATTTGCTGACGCAATAGTTCACGCCAGTTCATTTTAGATTCTGTCATCTCTTTGATAAGACGCTGTACACCTGCAGGTGTGTTACCAGCACCAGCAGTCTGAGCAGCATTAATCATAGCTTCTTTTACTTCGTCTTTGATTTGATCGATTTCTTCTTTGCTGTACTTAGGACGACCTTTGCCGTCTTTGCCATTCTCGCCTTCATCACCATCTTCACCTTCTAAGTCCAAATGTTCATCTAACATTTCGCCTAGTTGTTTGAGATACTCTTCGCCATTCTTTTTAGCTTCTTCAAACAGCTCGTCGTAAACTTCTTCTGATGTCCAACCACGATATTTAAAGTCTTGGAAACAATCTACAATGCTAGGCTTTTTACCAATACGACCGTCTACAAGTTCGTTGTTAACAATATAATCAGCGGCAATGTTATAAAGCATAGGATTGCGGTTATCACGCCGGCTTAGATGATCGTATACCATATGATAAATTTCATGTGCAAGAACAAACTCGATTTCTTTATTATCCATTGCATTAAAGAACTGTGTGTTGTAAAACAAATTACGACCGTCTACAGCGGCAGTTCCTAACCACTCATCTGCTGCCTGAATTTTTAAACGTGTTGCCATGTTACCAAAGAACGGATGGCGCAACAATAGACCTACACGGGCAGTAATAATGCGTTCGTGTACTTCATCGCGCATGGATAAAAGTTCTGCTTCTGTAATGTTAGGATTTGGTTCCCAATTTTTCAGTTTAGATTGTGTATCTTTAGTAGCCATTGTTATCGCCCTTTTGTTAACTTATACATATATTATAGCATCTATATCATATATGTCAACTAGAAAAAATGGGTAACTCAAAAGTTACCCATTATGTACCGTTATGTGCTTTGTGCAGCCTTAATATACTTGCCATAACGATCGTGAAACTCGTCAAAGCATTCTACTTCGTCTGGATCAATTGGAAGTGAGTATTGTGTAAGAGCAAGTTTAATACCCATTACAACTAGCTCAGTTTCAAAATTATCCATTGCAAAGCGCAAGAAATTATTAACCTTGTCGTCAAACTTCTTATCGTTTACGTCACTTGCTTCTTTTAGCTCATAGCAAAGAGATACAGTCAAGGAATACTTGGCACTGATTTCTTTAGTCTTAAGCTCTTTTACTTTACCCTGCAGAATGTCTGTAGGATTCGGCATGTTTGCAGCAACCTTACGGTGAGCCATAAACTTAACTGCTAGGCCTTCGCCTACTGCACCGGCAACAAGATCGGTTGTGGTGCCATCGTCGAATTCATCGTCTAACAATTCGCTTACAAAACTCCAGCTACGTGGTGTAGCAAAACTACGACTTGAACTTTTAGGATCAAAGTCGTATAAGTCTTGTTTAGCAAATTGCAAATAACCGACAACATCTTGGTGGATTTTGTTATCAACTGCCCAGTTAAACCAGTCGTCAAAGTTGACACCCATTTCGATGTGGATAAATCGGTTAGCAAGTGGAGCAGGCATACGATAAGTTACGCCTTTGTCTGCTTCGCGGTTACCTGCCGCAACAATAATAACATTGTCTGGCAGTTTGTACTGTCCTACACGACGATTTAGAATCAATTGGTACGCTGCCGCTTGTACAGCAGGAGCAGCTGAGTTCATTTCGTCTAAGAACAAAACAATATGGTCGTATTCAGCTGCCATAGCCTCATCTGGCAGTTCTGCCGGAGCACCCCAAACCATTTTGTTAGCATTGCTATCAAAATACGGAATACCTTTGATGTCGGTGGGTTCCCACAGCGACAAACGAATGTCAATAAGATATGAGTTAGACAGACTATCTGTAATCTGTGCTACAATATCAGATTTACCAATACCAGGAGGACCCCAAAGGAAAATTGGACGTTTCTTTTGCATTGCAATACGCAATGCGTTTTTTGCTTTGTTAGGGTTAAGTGTACGTGCTTCAGACATAGTATATCCTTTGTGTTTTGTGCCTATGTTTTATAATAGCATAAGTACAGTTAAAGTCAACCTTTTTTCTTTAATTTTATACTAAAACTTCCGGGATTATGGTTTTCTTGTCTACATTCTTTGACTAATGGGTGATTGTGTGCCCATGTAGGAAATTCGTGCATCATAGCGCCTTGTCCTGTTATAACTGTAACTTTCTTATGATTGTCATAGTATGCACGATCAATTGCTATTTTAAATTTACGCCAACCTTCGTGGATATGATATCCGTGTAAATCAATCCTCATGTCGTTTCATTGCTTTTGTTAAACCGTATTTACGTAAATCGCCACTAAACAATGTAAGCTCAACTGCTTTCTTTTCATTGGTAACAGTAATACTTCTATTAGTTAGATAATAAGGACAATCAATAAATTGATCTAAAAAAATAATTACTTGTGTAGTTACCGGCATATCTTTTGGATACGGTATGTCGTATGTTGCAAGTTCTATTTTATTTATAGTATCGAAACCGTCGTCGGTTAATCGCAGTCCGCCTATTTCTTTGTCTCGAGTGTTGTACCACCATATAGGCATCATAGCCTTGACATTTTGCTCATTTACAGATTGTCCTAATTCTCTTAAAAACAATTTTGTGTAAACAGTTTTATTAGACATTTTCTATAGTTTCGCCCGAAGTTAATTTTACAACGGTAAACTTATCTGTTTTAAACATTTGATTTAGTTTTTTAGATAGATTGTGTGCATGACCAGGATTTGAAAAACTTGTTTTTTTGTATTTTGGTCCAGGATAGTTTGTAAGAGCATTTGAACTTTTTAAGTTAAAAGGTTCTCCGTTGTAAAAAACAGCCCATATTGCTTCTGCGTGTAAAATTTGTTCAGATTTGTAGGTTGCTGGATTTGTATACTCCATTAAAACATTTGGCTTTGGCCTACTCATATGCGTCTCCAATTATATACGCATATATTTATCTTTTTATACGCTGTTATCTACCAATCCGAGTTGCTACTACCTAACTCAATTACAAGATCTTCCATAGATCCACCAGCATTTTCTTTTACAAATTTTTCTAAATCACCGTTCATTCTACTCATTACAATGCCTAATGTAAACGCTAAATTTTTAGCAGTAGCAATGTCTAGTTTAACTTCTCTTGCATTGCCGCTGTCTGCAGATTTAACCTTTTGTAAAAATTGCTGTATAGGTATTGTATTAATTGGCTCTATTGACATGCTTTAATTTTTCTTTCATCTCTATTTCAGTTTTAAACGGGCCAATATATTCGTTTCGTTCGACTGTAATTAGTTTAGGACAGAAACTTTTAAGCCAATTCACATTAAACTTTATAAGGTAATATCCTGCACAATATACACTTTTAGATTTTTCACTTTTAGTAAATAGAGGCAATTTTCTTTTAATATCAAACATGCTATTATAAGGAATTCCTTTTGCAGGATATCCGTGTACATCCTGTACTTCTAATAGCTTTTTATTTGCAAGATCGCTAATAGTAAATTTTAAACCAACATGTTTTTTTAATTGACGTTCAGAAGAATAAACTTTTACATCACCTTTTTTAGCAAGGATATACCCATCGTCGCTTTTACTTAATGTTCCAATACGTTGTCCTTTTTCTTCAACAATCCAAAACTTGTTTTCTAAAACTGGTTTTGCTTTTACACTCATACGTTATACCTCGCTTGTAATGGTTCTGCGTACATTGCTGCTTGATCTGCAATACGCTGTAAGTCCCACCGAGCACAAAATTTCATTAGTCGCATGCCTACTTGCGAAATATTTTTACTTTCTGCTGATTGGATAGTATTATTTATTTCTTGTCTAATGTCTTCGGGCTGTGCAGTTAAATCGCACAGTACAACATTACGATTGTAGTCATCTAGTACACGATGTTCTGCACCTTCGTGATCAGTCCAACGTTGTAGCATCATGTTGTTCCAGTTGTAGCCTTTAGTGCTTTTATCTTCAAACGCTTCGATTAGTCCTACTTTGTTCTTAGTACCTTTTTTACGCACACCTGGATAAGCACTAAACACGTTATCGCTAGTGTCGCCACGCATACATTTCTCAAATAGCATAAAGTCAGGTTGCGGAGCCTCTTTAGGCTCTTTAGTTTTTTTATCTAGTACAGGATTACCTTTGTCGTCAAAGTATCCTTTGTGTGTAATAGTAGTATTACTTACCCCATTATACTGACGTACATTAGGAGCAATAAGTTGTGCAAAGTCGCCGTCTGTACTAATAATAACATGATCGTCATCCGGATGCGCTTGTACCCAACCAGCAATAAGATCATCTGCTTCTAGCACAGGATTTTGTAGTACAGTACAGTTAGTCTTGTCTGTAACAAACTCTTTGAACTCGTCAAAGATTTCCCAAAACACTTTGTCCTCTTCCATCTCACGTGGACTCATAGCATCACGGTGTTCCTTGCGATTACGCTTATAAGGTTCATAATAGTCCTTGCGCCAGCTGCGTCCTTCTAAGCAGAATACAACATGCGAACCATTAAAGTCCTGCCATGCTTTCTTGATGCTGTTAAGTGTAATGTGCATTGCCATACCAACTTTAGTATCAATGTCGCCACGTACAACGTGTCGAGCTCTAAAGAAAGTGTTAGCAGTGTCAATAAGAATATAAGTCATTCAGAAGCCTCAGTTATTAATTTAATGTTACTACTAATTGTAGCATTAAATTCATCGTCTGTCAAGTCATAACGCAAGCCTTCGCTTAGTGCTCTACTAAAGCTGGCACTTACTCTATCATTAAGTCCTAGTCTATTACATGCTTCTAGTGTACTGTACCCACCGCTTAGAAACACAACACGTTCTACATTAGGAAACACTGTTAAGTTGTGATACAAGTTAGGTACTTCCGGTGGTGTTAGTTTGAGAATACATTTGCCTGGAAACTCATCTAAAAACTCTTGCAAGTGATACATAAGTGCATCTTCAACTTCACCTTTGATAGGATGGTCAATAGGTACTTCCGGTTCAATAATAGGTACAAGCCCATAGTCCCAAATAGTACAAGCAAGTGTAAACTGTTGTTTAAGAACAGGATATACCATTCCTGCACCGTGTACAATACTGCGCATCTTAGTGCCGTAGATTTTAGGACCAACTCCATTTGTAGCCCATTCGCATATATCATTTACATCAAACGGTTTCATCGTGCCGTCTGTAGCAACTCCTTCGTCAATCTTTAAGAACGTGTCAATACCTTTTTCATCCAAGACATTAACCATGCCACGGGTGACTGTGTCTTGGTAGAGTATTGCTGCCCAGATGTTACTGTCGTTGAAGTCAGGACTATTGACCATACGCATACGCATAGCATGAATATGATCCATCATGTTGTGTTCAGCGTATTCTACTCCATAACGATCTAATGCACCGGGCGTCGAACCTCCACTTTGATCTAATGCTGCAATAAATCTGTGATCACTCATGATACTTCACTTTTGCCTTTGTCTATTGGTACTACATTAATATAACCGGCATTTCTGTTTGTGTCAAGTCCTTCTTCACTTAACATATTATAAATAATATCACGGAACCACCGGTCTACAATTTCTTCTTGAAGATCTGCTTCTGTACCATATCCGTTTTTGATTAATTCTTTAATAAACAGATCGTTCCAATCAAGCTCAAAGAATCCGTTGCGAATATTTTCTTCGTTAACTTGCATATCTAGTACATTTACCCAAGGCTCGCCTTTTTTTGTAGCGTATGCTTTTGGATCTGTTTTTTCCAGTACAGCTAATTCTTTTTCTTCTAATTCTTTTTCTTTTGCTTCTATACCAGATACTTTTTTAAGCCATTGTTTCATATTTGTTTCCTTATCTTGTCGTACTGTTCATTAGTAATCTTCTTGCCTTGTAAATATTCAAGGTCGTCTTTACTAAGTCCCCCAGGCATTTCCGAATAGTGAGATGTGGAGTCTAGGAGTGAATCGCCATCCTCTTTGCATACAGAGTTCCGCGACTTCTTGAACATTGAGGGAATATTCTTCACTGCGTCCGCCCATTGGCATAAGATATACTGGACATTCCACCCCGGCATCCCTGTACTGCTGAACAGCCCGAGTAACTTCATCAACGTCATCTCGATCAGCAACAACAAACTTGAAATAAATGTCAGCACTGTCAACACCAGCATACTCCCGAGCAACATCAGGCTTAATAGCATCATCCCAAGACTCGCCTGAAACGGATAGTTTTGGTGAGCAACTAAAAGTGACTTGAATTCTGTCATTGCTGTTAAGATAGTCGAGGAAGTTGCTGTGTAGAGGTTGTGTAGTGTTGGTTTCAATTGTGACATTTTTTAGGTCCGCCATTTTAGGATGTTCAAATAGATCGACATATAGTCGTTGCCAAGCAAGCAAAGGCTCGCCTCCTGTTAAGATAAGATGTACATCTTGTCCATTATCCATAGTCCATTTGCCTTCTGGCAACAAACTCAGCAAGTGCTCAACTACTTCGTCAATAGTTGCTAGTTTGTTAAAGTCTTTAAACTCTGGATAGATGCTTGCATAAGTGTCACAACCTGTATGAATGATAGGCAAGTCTTCAAATTTTTCTGTTGTTTCGTGTACACCTGCGTCGAGCAGTGCCTTTACTTCTGCATTGTAACGTTCGCCTCGATTATGTTGCTCCCAACGGTCACCAACACTTTTGTCAACACCAAAGTTCATGCAACGGAAGTTACAACCAAATGTACGTAGGAATACACTGGGCACTCCTACAAACTTGCCTTCACCTTGTACACTATAAAATGCTTCTGAATATCTCAACTTCATCTTGGTGCAAACTCCTGCTGTAGTTTAATGTTGTCAAAGAACTCTTTCTTAACACCAGGATCTGTTTTAAACACACCTTCTAGTACAGTTGTTTGTGTAAGACTACTATGTGCCATAATGCCTCTATTTTCACAACAGCCGTGTGTTGCTTGAATATAACATGCGACATCTTTTGAACCAGTTGCACCTTTGATCTCACGTGCAATATCCATAGCAAGTTCTTCTTGCAGTGTACCTCTACGAGCACACCATTGTGCAATACGAGTATACTTGCTTAATCCAATCAGTTTGTCTGCGGCAATAATACCAATGTATGCAACACCTTTAACTGGTTGGTGATGATGCGAACAAACACTTGTAAGTTCACTGCGTACTACTAGCATACCGTCGTAGCCGTCTTTGGGATCATTTGGAAATGCTGTTGCGTTTGGCATAGCATCATAGCGTCCTGCCATTAGCTCATTGATATACATTTTTGCAAGCCGTCTGCCTGTATCCATACTGTTTGGATCTGTATCTCTATCAATTACTAGACTATCAAGAATACCTTCAAACTTAATAGTAAGCTCTTCAATAAGTGCTTCTTTATCTCCAACATTTAACCATTTTGAAATATTGTCGCCTGCCCAGTAGCGACCGTTGTCGTTTCGAATTCGACGGGCAATTTCGTGTGATTTATTTGTCATTCTATTCTCCGAGTTATAGACGTGGATGTCATAAAATATGGTACAACATTAATTATATTGTACCATGTATTTAGGTTTTTGTCAAGTAAAATGTACATTTAACATTTCGATACGATCTGTTGCTGATGCCATTTTATCAAGTTCTTCTTGAATAGCTTCTACAATATCGCTGTGTTCGCCAATGCCAACGCTTTGGTGCATATACACCAAGATGTTTGTTTTTGCTCTTTCAAGCTCTCCTTCGGCGTGCATCCGTGCCGCCTTTACTAGTTGTTCACGCATTTTTTTTCTCCTTTAATGCCTGTCGTTCATTATATTCTTTTAGTTTAACACGATATTCATCTTCTGTCAAGCTATGCCAACCGACACAACGGCCTGTTGGCGATCTTCCGCAACCACAACTCATAGTTTTCCTTTCAAAGCGTTAAATGTTTTTGTTTTTTCACGTTCTCTTACAAACGCTTCTTCTCCAGCATATGTACTACATTTATCTAAACTATCTTCAATATGCCATAATAGGTGATATAGTTCTTTTTTGCGGGCCCATGTATTAAATCCGTCCATACGTGGATCCGTAGCAGCCCAAGTTATTTTGTTTATTTGAGTTTCTATATCTCTCATACTCCAGTCAATAATCATTAACCGTATTCCCATGGATATACTAGCCAAATATCGTCTTCGGCTTTGTTACATTCGTCCCAATAATAATTTACTTCGTAAAATTCGCTGCTTAAATTTTCTGTCATAGTAGCAAATCTTACATTTTGTCCCCATATAGTATCCCAGTTAGGACTGTCGGGCATACAACTGCTTTGCCAATCTTGTTTGATCCACTTGAACGTAGCACCAGTATCGTTGATGTCGTCTACAATCAGAATGTTCTTTTTTGCAGAGTTGTCACTTGTATTTTTACTCCAAGTGTCGCTTCTATCTTTTATTTCTACATACCCAAATGCGTCCTCACTCATCCAGCAGTTGCTTTC